CCCAGCTGCGACAAGTGCCACGCCTGGACGGGCGCCCGCTGTCGCTGGGGCTTTCCTGATCCGCTAATCGAGGGCCTGCTGTTTGCCAGCGACTGTGACCTCTACCACCTGAGCCAGTCGATCAGCCCGACTTGACCCTGTAAACTTGCTTTAGTTGCAACAGTGCCGTGCCAGGCGAAGGCAGGAAGTTTCCACCGCGCGAGATCTTCGCAGGGCCTTTCCGCTACGCAAGCATGGGCGAAGCCGCCAGAGCTCATGGGATCAGCCCCCAGCTTTTCGGGCGGCGCATGGCCAAAGGCTTGACCGCCGCGCAAGCACTCGGCATCGAGCCACCACCAGAGTGGTTTGTCCCAGGGAAAGGGCAGCTTGCCAAAGAACTGGGACGGCGCCGCTTGCGCCAGGAGCAAAAGACAGGCCTCAGAAAATGCACGATGTGCAAGAGCCCGAAGCCGATTGGCGAGTTTCCAAAGTATTCAGAAAATCGCTTAAACGGCGGGGGTAGATGCAAAGAATGTGTCGCCCGTTCTTGGATTAAATACCGTTACAAAATCGAGCCTGAACTGTTCTTTGAAATGGTCAGGCGGCAAAAAGGCCTTTGCGCCATCTGCCAGGCTGATCTTGAGCTTTCAAACGAAAGCGCTCGCCGAAGGAAGTTTGCGGCGATTGATCATTGCCATCAGACCGGCGCGGTTCGAGGCTTGCTGTGTCAGCCGTGCAACTCGGGGATGGGCTTTCTTGGAGACTCGGCTGAGCGACTTCGCCAAGCTGCCCAGTATCTGGATGACTTCCAATCCAGGCAGTGATCTGCTGTTCCTGCTCAGCCGTCCAGAACGCCTGACGACGAAACCAGCTGATCCAGTCGTCGGCCGACTTAGATGAATTGCAAGGGAGGCAGGCCGGGGCCAGGTTGCGGGCGACCGTCAGCCCGCCGCGCGCCTTGGGCAGCACATGATCCAGGCTCTGGGCGTGGTCGCCGCAGTAGGCGCAGCGATGCTGCCAGGCCTCGAAGATGCGCTGGCGGAAGGACTGACGGGTGACGAGCTCTGTGCCATCAATCCGGGCCTGCATTCGCAGCCAGCGGCTGAGGCGATGGTAGGCAATGCGCCCCCGCTGGTGCTCTGTGCCATCTTCCGGGGATGACCCAGCGGGGGCGACGCCCGGCGGAAGCCTACCGCATGAGTGTGTGAACGATTGTTACAGAAGCCTGCCGGCGGGTGTGTGGGTGGGGATGATTGGCCAGTCCACCCCATCACTCCTACCATGCGAACGCTTTTCGCTTACGCCGGCCTGTGGCTGACGATCGGTGCCGGGTTCTGGTTCGCGCTGTCGAGCACCATGAACGACATGACCCGGCGCGATTGCCAGCTCGGCATCCAGCGGGCCTGCATCCAACTCGCGAAGGGCGGCCAGCTGTGAGCTACGCACTCAAGCGCGGCCGTCAGTGGATCTGCGCCCCCAAGGGCGACGGCCAACCCATCCCCCCGGTGCTCGCCGTCTGCGACGCACCCGACCAGGCCTGGCTCGCGCCGGATCTGAACACTGCCCTCGATCGCAGCGCGCTGCTGCGCCTCTGCTGGGGCTGGAACACCGACGTGAGGGCCATCCGATGATCGCCGTGCAACTGCTCAAGCAACAACCCTGGCGCTTCCACGAAGGCGCGACCGTCTACGTGCGCGGCTGGCCGGTGGATGAGACCGGCCGAGTGGTCGGCACCATCCAGCCCACGCGCAGCGGCTTCCCCCACTACCTGGTCGTCGATGGCGGCGGTGGCGAGTGGCGGGTGCCGCAGATCCACCTGTCCAGCAAGCCGATCTACGAACGTGAGTGACCCTCGCCTGAACTGCGACCCGCAGGAGCAGAACGAGCGCCAGGCCCAGCTGGAGGCCTGGTACGAAGCCGACGGCCGGAGCGATCCGGCCCACCCCATGCACAGCCTCTACACCGGGCTGGCCGAAACCTACGCCGCACTCCGCCCATGACTGTTCTCGCTGATTGGCAGATCCGTGCCCGCTGTGAAGCCGGCATGGTTATGCCCTTCAATCCCGATCTGGTGAACCCCGCCAGCCTCGACATTCGCCTTGGCGCACGGATCCAGGTGGAGCAGCTCTTCACCCGAAAGCTGCGCACCATCGACATCAGCCACACCACGCCCGACCGTCCGCACCACCTGTGGCCGCTGCAGTGGCTGCTGGCCGAGAGCTTCGAGACCTTCAATGTGCCGAACAACATCGCCGCGCAGTTCAAGCTGAAGTCCAGCCGGGCCCGCGAGGCGCTCGACCATGCACTTGCCGGATTCTGCGACCCGGGCTGGCATGGCTCAAAGCTCACCATGGAGCTGCGCAACAACCGCCTGCTGCACCGAGTGCCGATCTGGTACGGGATGAAGATCGGCCAGATGAAGTTCGAGTACATGGATGCGCTGCCGGAGCGAAGCTACGCCGAGACCGGCCGCTACAACAACGACGCCACCGTGCAGGAGAGCAAGGGATGATCGCCTCTGAAGTCTCCCGCTACGCCGGCCAGACCTGGCCCTGCTTCGGCGTTCACACGCAGGGCTGGGGGCAGGAAACCCGCTTCCTGCCGTTCGTGCATGACGGCCGCATCGTGCACTGGGGGTGGGCCAGGGGCACCCATGGCGAAGCGCTAGAGGTGGCGCGCACAATGGCTGCAGAGATCGAGCCGCGCCAGTGAGCCAGCCCAAGATCCTCAGCCGCCACGACCTCAGCGACGGCCGCTGCATCGAGCAGCTCGAAGACGGCCAAGGGCGGACCTACTACCGGGCCTGCAGTGAAGGCGGCGGGCTGTGTCGCTACTGCGAGGATCTCTGGATGGCGCACCTCTACGCCGATCAGCTCTGCCCTGGCAGGAAGGCGCAGCCAGCCGTAGAGTAGGAAGGCGGAAGGCAAGGAGACAGCCTCCGGGTGGTGGCCCGGGGGCTTTTTTCTTGGAGCGCGGGTTTATAGTGAGTGCTCCCCGCTTACGAGCAGTTGCCTGCACGTGACAAGGCCAAACAGCGCGAAGCTGCACGCCGCCATTACGAGAAAAACCGCGAGGTGATGATTGCCCGCGCCAAGGAGCACACCAGGCAGAAGCGGATCCAGCAGCGGGCCTGGGTTTTCGATTACCTGGCAGCTCACCCCTGCGTCGACTGCGGAGAGGCCGATCCAGTGGTGCTGGAGTTCGACCACCGCGACCCCGCAAGCAAGGTCGGCAATATCGGCGACATCGTGGGGAAGTCTGGATGGGGCCTAGCCAGGCTGCAGGCCGAGATCGAGAAGTGCGACGTGCGCTGCTGCAACTGCCACCGGCGACGCACTGTTGCCGAGGGCCACTGGAAGCGACAGGCGGTGGTCCCCTATGCCGACCGTCCGGCAGCGCTGCGGAACAACGCCTACGAGAAGAACCGGCTTCGGTGATCTGGATGCGGGGAGCGGATTTGAACCGCTGACCTCCGGGTTATGAGCCCGACGAGCTACCAGGCTGCTCCACCCCGCGTCAGTGGTCACTGTGTGGGAACGATCCTGCACGGTGACCTGTAACCCATTGTCCTGCCTACACTTCCGCCGCTAGGTCTTCAGGTTATGAGCATGACGTTCTGCCCTACCGTGGGATCCCGTCGCATCACTCAGCCTTGATTTCACTGGGGATGGCATCACGCCGCCTCCCGTGGTATCCCTGCCGATCCATGGGAATTGTGGGAACGGTGTGGGAATGCGACGGATTGTTACGAACCCCGGCGGGCCGGGGGTGCCGCGATCGAAGATGGCTGCATTGGGGGCAGCGAGCTCCCAGCCCAATCCAATGAGCGAGATCATTGCCCCATCGGCCGCCGAGCTCGAAGCGTTGAAGGCCGCAGTGCAACGCTTCGGCCACACCGTGCGCGCGATCGAGTGCAACATGGTCGAGGCGTTTGCAGTCGCTGGCCGTGCTGCACTGGCCGCGGCCTACCCCTGGCATGGCAAACCACCGGCCTGGCTGCCTTTGACACCGGCCCGCCGCACCGATCCCACCATCGGCCGCAAGCGCCGCGCGCGCAGGGCCAGGGGGCGGCGGATCGAGGCCAGGCAGGCCCTGGGCCACGGCCACTGGTTCCGCGTGCAGCTCGACCCCAGCCGCCCGAGCTTGCTGGAGCTGGGCCGCAAGATCCATGTGCTTCGGGATGAGGTCGACAGCTTTCCGACCGGAGAGCTGACGGTCGAGCAATGGGCCGCTGCTCGCCAGACCATGCAGGGCCAGAAAGGGGAGGCCCATGAAGCTGACCAAGACCCTCGTTGAAGGTGCGACCCCCCGGGCCCAGCGCTACCGCCTGAACGACAGCCTGGTGCCCGGCCTGTGCCTGCTGGTGCTGCCCTCGGGGGCCCGCACCTACTACCTGCGCCACCGCGTCGATGGCCGGCAGCGCGAGTTGAAGCTGGGCACGCCCGTGGAGCTCACCCCGGACGATGCGCGGCGCCTGGCGCGCGAAGCCCTCGCACAGGTGCGGGCCGGCCAGGATCCGGTCGAGGAGCGTCGGCTGCGCCGGGAGGCCCCGACGATCGAGGCCCTCGCCGCCCGCCACCTGCAGGCCCACGCCAGCCGGAAGCGATCGGGCCGCAACGACGAGATCCTCTGGCGGCGGCATCTGCTGCCGGCGTTCGGGCGGGTGAAGGTGGCGGCCCTGACGCGCGAGCGGATCCGCGAGTGGCACGCCACGCATCCGCAGCCAGCGACCGCCAACCGGGCCCTGGAGGTGCTCGGGGTGGCAATGGGGCTGGCAGAGGACTGGGGCTGGCGGCCGGCGGGGAGCAATCCGGCCCGGGGGGTGAAGGCGCACCCGGAGCGGCAGCGGCGGCGATACGCCAGCGCGGAGGAGCTCACCCGGCTGCGTGCTGCGCTGCAGCAGTGGGAGGCCCAGGGGCCGCTGGCGATGCGGTGGCGGTTCGCGCAGCTGGTGCGGCTTCTGCTGCTGACCGGGGCCAGGCTGCGGGAGGTGATGTGCGCTGAGTGGTCGGAGATCGACTGGGCCCGGGGCGTGCTGCTGGTGCCGGCGGAGCGAGGGAAGACCGGGGCCAGCGAGGTGCAGCTGAGCGATCGAGCGCTGGCGATATTGGAGGAGCTCCGATCGAAAATCGGGGAGCAGCTCCCCGAAAATCGGTGGGTGATCCCCGGCGAGAGTGGGGAGAAGCCGCTGGTGGGTTACAGGAAGCTCTGGCTGGCGCTGCTCCAGGAGGCCGGTGTGAGCGACCTGCGGATCCACGACTTGAGGCACACGTTCGCGTCGTTCGCGCTAAGCGGCGGGCAGACCCTCGGCGTGGTGGGCCAGCTGCTGGGGCACCGGAGCACGCAGACGACGAGTCGGTATGCGCACCTGATCGACGACGCAGCGCGGCGCGCGGTGGCGCAGCTGAGCGACGACCTGGGGGTGTGAAGGATCACGACAGCGCCCGCCACTGCCCCAGCTCGCCCAGCACAATGGCTGCCATGACACCCACCCCCGCCGAACTGCTGGCGCTCCGCTACCGCGTGCCTGCCGACACGCTGCTCGACTGGCTCGACCTGGAGCAGCTGTTGCCGGAGCGGCCCTGCCACATCGAGACCGAGGTGCTGCGTCGCCACTGGTGCTGCACCCAGCCCACCGTCAGCCGGCGCATCACCCGCCTATGGGAGGCGGGTCTGCTCGACTTTCGCAGCGGCGGCGGGCTGTACCGGATCCGCCGGCTGGGGCCTGAGTTGCAGCAGTACAGCTGAACTGCTTATCAATGAGATCGACTGCGCCGCAGTAGATCTGCCCCAGTAGTACATCCGCTCACCCCCGATTGTGAACGGATGTAACGCAACCGAGTGTGACACCTGTGGAAATCGAGTTCTCCACAGGTCCACGCGGATACATTCTGCCAAATCCATTGCGCTGCAGTGTATTTGGGCGGTAGTACGCCTGGCCCATCGACGGCAATACTGTGCCTGCGTGATGCTAAATCAGCCGGACCTTGTGCCAGTTGAGGGCCAACCCGTGTGCAGCGAGTGTGCCAGTTCCTGCTTATGTGTGCCACTACGTCACCGGCACAAGCCGCCGAGATCGACTGCGCCGCAATGGATCTGGCCAATCTTGGTACGCCCGTACCATTCGGCCGTGTGCTCCGTGCGGTGACGGTCTGGCGCACACTGGTGGGGCACCACGCACCCCCCACCCATGGGCGTCATCACCGACACGCTCCGCGCCACCCTCCGGGATCTGGCGGAGGCCGACGCGCGGCTCTACCGCGGGCTCGCCACCGAGCTGGCCGCCACACCGGCCACACGGCCGGCGCTCCCCGCGGACGAGATCGCGGCCGCCATCGCGCTCCTTGAGGCGCACGGCTACACGGTCACCCGGCCGTGAGCCACACGGGGCCCTGCGGGGCCCCTCAACTGACCTCCATCACACGCCACACGCACCGCCATGGAACACACCACCGCCACCGACATCGCCGCCCTGGAGGCGGAGATCGCCGCCATCGAGGCGGAGGACGCCGAGCAGAGCGCGCGGGTGAACGCACTGCTCGCCACCGGCAGCACCGCCGTCCGGCTGGCGGACTGCCGGGTGATGGCCGAGCAGGCCGCCCGCGAGCTGGCGGTGCAGGAGCGCTACCAGCGCCGCATCAGCCGCGCCATCGAGGCGCCCTGAGCGCCGCCTGCGTGCCCCTGCGAGGCGCCTCAACGCCGTACTGCGTGTCTCACGCCGTCACGCGACCTGACGCGCCCCACAGGCGCTCCCGTGCGCCACTCCGTCACATCACCCCATCACGTCATGACCGACTACGACATGCACGACCTGATCCGAGATCAACTGACCGGCATCTACGTCGATCTCACCGCCCTGGGCCTGATGCCCGAGCAGTACGACCAGCGACTGACGCAGGCCCTGCAGCTGCTGCGCGACGCCCGCGCCCTGCTGGAGGAGTGCCGTGGCTGACACCAGCACCGCACGCACACGTCGCTACAGGGCCCGCCTGCGGGGCCTGCCTGATCCCGACGCCCCACAGCCGTGCCCTGACTGCGGCCGGCTGGTGCGCAGTCGCCTGACTCGGCCGCTGTGCTCCCGGTGCTGGCGGCGCACACCGGCTGGGCGCGAGGCGAACCGGCTCCGCATGGCGGCGGCCAGGGCCCGGCAAGACGTGTAAAGAAATGTGACATAAGCGCGGCACCCCGCTGCCGCGCCCTTACCTTGGTCTCATGGGGCGGACGAAAGCACCCCGGCGCAAGCCAAGAGGAGCCTTCCCCGGGAACAGTCAAACGACCGGGTTACCGAGACGAGACCTAGGGGGTGCAAGGCCCCCAACCAATCCATCAGCGGCCAGGCCGAGCGCGCCGCCGCTGATCATCCCGTCGCCCGGCACTGGCCGGTTCCACCCATGTCCATCGCTTGCCTCACCGCCTGGGCCGTTGCCCTGCTCCTGCTCCCCCTGTTGGTCCTGCTGTGGGCCACCGAGAGCCGCCAGCAACGCGCACGCCGCTGGCGCGCCGCCGGGCTCACCCAGCAGAAGATCGCCGATCGGCTCGGCTGCTCACGCACGACGGTCAGAAGGCTGCTGGCGTGACGCCAACAGAAAGGCCCCCGGTGTTGGCGCACCGGGGGCCTTGGGATCCAATGCACGGTCGCATCCTACGGCCGCGGCCAGAGCTCGCGCGGGTCCTTGCCCGTCGCCATCATCCGGCTCAGCCGCTCGGCGCGCTGCCCCACCTGGCCGGCCCAGCGGCTGTCGAGCATCATCGCCGCGGCCTTGCTGTAGTCGCCGGCCCGGATGGTCGCCAGGGTGTTCTTGAAGCCGAGCAGGCCCACCAGCCCCAGGTTGAAGCTCATGTCGAGCAGCACCCGCTGGCGCACCTCATCGAGCTGCGCCACCCAGGGCAGCGCACGGAGCAGCTCGCGCTCCTCCGTGGTGATGTCGTTGGCGAGCAAGTAGGCCGCCTCTTCCCGGGTGATGCCACGGTCTTCGAGGTTGCGGCCCACGCCGATGGTGAGCTTGCCGGCGGTGCACCGATAGGGCTTCAGCCGCTCGCCTTCATGCAGACGCAGCTGGCGGGTCATTGCAGCACGGTCGATCATCAGCGCTTCGCCCTCGGGCTGACAATGCCAGCCAGGATCTCGATGGCTCGGTAGACCTTCACCACCAGGCGGCTGTAGTTGTCGAGCGCTTCGTTGTCCTTCGGGGTGGCCGTCATGTTGACCACCACCAAAGCGACGCCGTGAATGGCAACAGCCAGCGCGGCATATTCAGCGAGCTTGTCCACGTGCTCCATGCAAATCTCCTTTCAGGCTACGTGTAGTGGAGGTATGTGCTGAGGATGTACTTCGGCCCCGAGATCGGCGGCCGGCCGGCGTGCAGCCACGGCCACAGCGGCGGGAACACCACCACCGACCCAGCGCGGGGCTGGATCTGCTGGCCCCAGCCGGGGAAGACGGTGGCGCCGCCCTCGTCCACGTCGTTGAGGTAGAGCAGCGCGGCCAGGAACCGCCTGGCGCTGGCGTGGTCGCCCACGTCCACATGCTCTGGGAACTCCTCGTCGCTGTCGGGGCAGTAGCGCTTCATGCGCAGCTCCTCGAACGCCAGCTCCTCCGGCCACTGCGCGGTGCTGATCTGCATGTCGCGGCTGTAGGCCTCGAACACCGGCAGGATGGCGTCGAACGCCAGCTCGTGCCCTTCCGGCCAGCACTGCGTGAGGTTGAGCTCGGTGAACCGCGGAGCGTTGCCCTCCCCCTGGCGCATCACCTGATCACCAGGGCTGCCCTCGAAGCCGGCGATCAGCTCCTGGCATTGCGCCGGCGGCAGCCTGTCGGGATAAACCATCACGAGATCAGCCAGGCGCATGGGGTGGACCTTTTCAGGGCTCAGCCACTATGGACCAGCCGTTGCCGGGCGCGTAGCGGTAGGAGGACCCAACAGGCACCACCTCCCAGCGGCGGCAGAAGTTCTTGAACGAGTAGCGCAGCCGGGCCCCCCAGTTGTTGACGTAGCCGCCGTTCACCACGTCCATCTCCCCGAATGGGTCGTGGACAATGAAGGCGGTGGCGTCGTAGCCGATGGCGGTGATCCAGTGGCCGTCGCCGTAGAGGTTGCCCAGGCCGCCCTTGTGAATGCAGCCCAGAGGCACCGGGATGCCCTTGTCGATCTGCGCCTTCACGTCCTCGGGCGTGCAGGTTTTGTCGAGGCGGGCCGTCACGCCGAAGTGCGCCAGCGCCTTGATCTGGCTGGCGGCATCGGTGGTGTCCCCGTAGCGCAGCACGCGGCCCAGGTAAGCGTCGTCACCGTTGGGGCCGGTAAGCGTGCCGGGCTTGAGCGCTTCGAGCAGCATCGCGCAGGAGCTGCTGAAGCACATCCGCATGGCGTGCTCGGTGGCTGAGTCGCGCTGGCTGAAGTAGCGGACCTGCAGCGGGTTGGTCAGGGTGCGCGGCTGCTCCTGCTTGCCAGCTGCGCGCCAGGTCTGCACCCAGCTGCTGTCGGTTTTCTTGAGGCTCTCGGGCACCGCTTGCCAGAGCTGCTGCACCGCCGCTCGCTGGTGGGGCAGATCCTTCCAGTGCTGGAAGTAAGGGATCAGATCATCGACCACTTTGCCGAGCCTCCGCCGCTGGCTCGCCAAAGTGTAGGCGCGGCGCAGCGGCTGTCACCAGCAACGGAATCACGACGGAACATGCGAGTGCGATGCCGGCCCATTTGGCGACGCTCTTTTCCAGGTCGCCGATCCTGGTGAAGGCCTGCGCGAGGTCGCTGTGCTTCTGCGACAGCGCCGTGTTCATGGCATCCAGCTTGCCTTCCAGGATCCCCAACGCACGGTAGATGTCGCCGTGCGATACCTCGTCAGCCATACGAAGCGGCTCCATCGTCAAGCAGCTTAGTTCAGTCGCCAGTATTCGGGAGTGCGCCCGTAGTAGTTGGTGTAGCTGCTGGGTGATGCCACCCAGCTGAAGGTGCCCCGGCTGGAGCTGTTGCTGATGATCGAGCCGTCGTTCTGCACGATGCCGATGTGTGGGTAAGGGGGGCTGCCGTTGTCGCGCATGATCGCGATGGCGCCAGGCTCAGGTCCTGAGAGCAGCGTGCCGCCGCCATTCGCCAGCGCTCGCCGCGCGTCGGGCACGTAGTTGCTGTTGCCCCAGGGCGGTGTGATGCCAGAGCTCCTCAGTACCTTGTTCACCGCGTAGACGCAAGCATTGTTGCCGCCGTCCGGGCCGCCGCGCGTGTTCATCCCACGCGCCTGCGCAGCACCGCCGGCCACCAGCCGCGCCTTCTCGCTCGCAGGCTTGCCGTTGTTCGCCCCCACGCCGCCCGCCCAGTTTGTGTCCTCCTCGCCCTTGGTGCCGCACTCCACGCTGGTGCTGTAGCCGCCGCCGGCCAGCTCATGCGTGACCTGCTTGATGATCCAGGTGCCGTCCACGTACTCGCGGAAGCCGGTGAGGGTGATCTCGCCGTCGGCGTTCAGATCCGGCCGGCCCGGCATCTTCAGGCTCACGCGCACCTCACCCGCTTTCAGTGACTGGCGCCGGCTCTCGGCCGCCTTCGTCGCCTCTTGCTCATCGCGGAACAGCTGCTTCTCCTCGAACACCGGCAGCGAGCTCTGCTCACCCTGGGTGAGCGTCTTCTCCTTGTTGGTGGTGCGGTCCAACCACTTCACCTTCACCTGGCCATAGGCGCCGCGGTTCTTCAGCGTCGCCCGCCACTCGGTCACCTCATTACCCTTGACCGTGAACTTGCCAGCGCCCTGCCCGCGCGGCGTGATGATCAGGTTGCCGTCAGCCGGCTTGATGGTCGCCTTGTACTTCTCCGCCAGGCGGGTGAGGAAGCTCTGGTCGCTCTCGTTCGTCTGGTCCTCGTGCTTGATCGCCACTTCGGGCAGGCTGCCCTTGATGATCAGCTTGAGGCCATTGCGCTTGGCGATCTCCTCGGCGATCGCGCCCAGCGTGGTGTCGTGCCAGCTCTGCGTGCGCTGCTCCTTCACCAGGGTGGGTGCGGTCTGCGCAGCGGTGGCCTTGATCACCATCGACCGGGGCCCCTTGCCCAGCTCGATCTCATCGACCGCGAAGCTGCCCATGAAGACCGGCAGCTGGCCGTTGGTGCTGTAGCCCATCCACACACGCAGCCATGCGCCGGAGCGGGGCACGGGCATGAGGCTGGCGCGATCGTCGAGCGCGATCTCCAGGCTGTCGCTGAGCTGGCCCGCCTGCTCGCTGATGCGGATGCTGAGCAGCCGATCCGCGATCGCCTGCGTGACATCCGTGCCGTCGGCGACGATGCGAAAGGCGGGGGTGCTCATGGATCCCAGATGCGCAGCGTTTCGGTGGTTTCAGGTTGTGGCAGATCCGGCAGGCTGATCGTGATGCCCTGGGGGAGGATGGGCATCAGCTCCGCCAGGTTGGGGTTGACGTTCATCACCGCCTCGACGGTGCCCTGCGTGCGGCCGTAGTAGCGCCAGCAGATGGCGTCGAGCTCATCGAACTGCTGGGTGACGTAGAGCTGTGCCATCTCAGCCTCCGGTGATGGTGATGAGGGGCCGCAGCGCGTCGGTGGTCTTGGGGTCGACGCGCAGCAGCTCCGAGACGGTGGCGGCGCTGCGCAGCAGGGAGCTCACCGCTTGGAGGTTCTCAGGCGCGACGAGGCCGAGCTGCTGCATCGCCGGTGCGCCGACCACTGCAGCAGCGTCGAGCGCCAGCGCCATGGCGGTGGGGCCCTTGCCGGTGAGGTAGGCCTGCGCCAGGTTGGCGCCGTTGATGCCGATTTGCGCCCAGCCGTTCTGCTGCGCGACTGGAACGCCGAGCATCCCGAACGTGCCGAGCGCGGTGTTCACGTAGTCGCCGCTGCTGATCTGGCTGGCGATGCTCGCGCCGGTGCTGGCGATCCCAGCGAGCTGGCCCAGGTTGAAGCCCGATGCCGTCGCCTGCTGGGTCAGGCCCTGGAACTGCAGCGTCTGGCTCCAGTCGAGGGCGGCGAACGCCGATCCGGCGCCGGTGAAGTTCGCAGCCTGAAATGCAGCGGAGGTGAGGCCGGCGAGCGCGCTCGATGGCTGCACGCTGAGCGGGCTGGCGGCCTGCCCCGGGTTGTCCTCGCCATAGAACACCAGCTGGATGCTGAAGTCGATCTGGCGTGCGCCACCGCCGGGGGCGAATGTGCTCTTGCCCTCGCGGAGCTGCTTGATGGCCCACTTGCCGAACACGCGGCCGAGGCCATCGGTGAACATGAGCGGCTCGCCTGCGCGGGCGATGCCCCGCAGCTGCTCCATGGTGCTCTGCCGGCCGCTGAAGCCGGGGTAGAGCACGCCGTCGAGGGTGATGGTCTGGCTGCCGGGGCCGACGAACTGCTGGGCGGGGTCGCGCAGCAGTCGGCCCTGTTCCTCCCACCTGTAGTCGGCATTCCAGTCGAGGGTCTGGGGTGCGCCGTTGGGCAGGTCGAACTGGAAGCTGCCGAGCTGGAAGAGCGGCCTAGTCATTGAGCAGCATCCGGTGAGACGACTCGAGTTCGCGCTGGATGTCGATGAAGGCGAGCTCGACCTGGCGGCGGATCTCCATGGCGTCGCCTCCCGCTGCGTTGATCGTAACGGGGGCGTGGATGGTCACAGGCGCTGCAGCCGGGGCGGCGGCGGCGGGGATCGGTGCAGCGAGCAGGCCGGCGAGCGCCGCGGCCGACACCGGCCTGGCGATGCGAGGCACGATGCCGCCATCCATGCCGGGCACGAACAGCTCGCGGCGGCGCTCGCCGACGATGTAGGGGAAGCCCGCGCGCACGGGCCCGCCCATCGCACGGCCGGGAGGCGTGACGAGGCTGCTGCGCTGGCCGCCTTGATAGCCGCCGCCAGATGCAGGTGCCGCGGGAGCAGCAGGAGCGCCGGGGCTGGCGCCGCTGAAGAAGCTGGTGACGCGCTGCCAGGTGCTGCTGATCCAGCCGAAGAGCTCGCCCACCTTCGACTTGAGGCCGTTGATGATGGCGGTCATGATCTTCTGCCCGATGCCGCTGCTGGTGAACAGGCGGATGATCATGGCTGGAATGGGGAACATGACGCCCAGCACCTTGGGCCCCCATTGGCGGATAATGCCCAGGGCCTGGTTGAAGACGCCACCGATCCAGGAAGCGAAGCGCCCCCAGAGCGACTGAATGCCGGCGAATGCTTTGGCGCCGGCCTGCCTGACCGCGCCCCAGTTCTTGACCAGGGCGTAGAGGGCGACGCCGACGCCGATGATGCCGGCGACGATCGCCGTGATCGGGCCGCCTGCCACCATCAGCACGGTGCCGATGCCGGCCAGGGCGGGGAACGCAGCGGTAGCCGCGCCGATCGCTGTGCCGATGGCGGTGATGCCGCCGATCACCCCGCCGATAATCGGCAGCGCGATCACCAGGCCGGCCAGCGCACCGGTGATCGCCACGATGCCGGTCATCAGTGCCGGGTTGGCCGATGCCCAGCCGGCGATGCTTTCCACCAGGGGCGTGATGATCTCCGCCAGGCGGGTGAGCGGCGGCAGCAGGGCGTTGCCCACGCTGATGCCCAGCCGCTGTGCCGAGTTCTGGAAGCTGGTGAGCGTGCCGGTGAAGGTCTGCAGCGAGCGCTGGTAGTCGCGGTCAACGGTGCCGGCCGCGGCCGACCCGCCGGCTTCGTCGCGCAGCTTGGCGTACTCCTTCCGGTACTTCATCAGCGACATCAGGGCCAGCTTGGCTTCCTTGTCGCCGAAGATCCGGCTGAGCTTGAAGGCGTCGCCACCGGTGACGCGCTGCAGCTCATCGAGCGCAGCCTCCATCGGGTTGATGCCCTTCTGCCGCGCACCCTTGAGCACCTGCTCAATGTTCACGCCGAACTTCTTGAAGTTCTTCACCGCGTCTGGCGCGGTCATCTTGAGCATCGCGTCGGTGAGGCGCGTGGCGGCCTGGCCCGCGTCCGGCGCATCCTTGCGCACCATCTGCATCATGCTCGCTAGCGCGATCGCGCCCTGGCGACCCTGGATCCCGAGCGTGCCGGCGGCCGCGGCGATGGTGGGCATGAACTGGGCCATGTCCTTCAGCTCGAAGGCGCCCTGCTTGCCGGCGAACGCCAGCGCATCGAAGGTGGCCTTGAGCTCGGTGGGCCGGATCTTCAGCGCGTTCTGCAGCTGGAAGCCGGTCTTGGTGACATCGAGGAGGTCGGAGTTGGTGGCGGTCGCCACGCGGCCGAGCGCCTCCATCGACGCGACGGCATCCTTCAGCTCCAGGCCCTGGGCCACCAGATCCTGCACGCCCTGCGCCAGCTTCGCCGGGCCCAGGTTGGTGACGTTGCGGCCGGAGAGCTTGAGGATCTCGCCGCTGAGCAGCTTCAGATCGCTCTGGCTGGCGTTCGCGGTCTTGCCGATGTCGCTCAGCACGGCCTCGAAGTTGGCGGCCACGCGCACGCTGGCGGCCATGCCCACGCCGATCGCGGTGGCGCCCGCGGCAGCACCCTGCCAGAGGTCGTTGCTGAAGATGTCCTTGAAGCCGCGCTTCCCGGCCTTCGCCGCATCGTTCAGCGTGCGGTTGACGTTCCGCCCGAACGACGAGACCTGCATCTGCGCGCCGCGCAGGGCGGTCCCCAGGCTGGCGGCAATCTTCCCGCCGATCTCGACCGTGATCTTCTGGGGGCCGCCGCCGATCATTTGCCTGGCACCTGCTTGTTGATCTCAGTCTGAACGACCTGGGCGGCCTTCAGCCATTCCCAGAACTCATCCGTCTCCAGGTCGAGGATGTCGGCCAAGCCCCAACCGGTGAGCTTCGAGAGGACGACGATCGCCCGCCGAAGCTCACCGATCAGGACTTGGCCTGCTTGAAAGCCTGGACCTGCGCCTCACACTTGTCCCAGTCGCTGCTGTCGAGTTCGAGCACATCGTCGGGCGTGATCTCGCACAGGTTCGCCACCAGTGCGACGCCCATCTCAGCCTCACTGCCGCCAGCCTTCTGGGCCGCCATGATGTCGCGCACCTTGGGTCGGCGCATGACGAGGTGAGAGACCTCGACGCCCGAGATGGTGATCGGGAAGTCGAGGTCGATCTTGGCGGTGTTCGGATGGAGGTTCTTACCGGACATTCAGATCAGACTCCGATGGCGTTGCGGATGGTTTCGAGTTGATCCACGCCGTTGATGCGGCGGATCATGTTCACCTTGTCGATCTCGACCAGCACGCGGCCGCCGACCGTCATCTTGAAGTAGCGCAGGCTGTAGCTGAAGGTGCCAGTGCTCATCTCGCCAGCGGTCCAGTCGCCGGGATCGAGCTCCTTGATCGCGCCGGTCATGTTGACCACCACGGGCACAGCGGCCTCGCCGTCGCGGCGCATGGCGCCACGGGCGGTGAGCTGGGTGTTGGGCGACGCCAGGCCGAACAGGGCGATGATGTCCGGGTTGTACTCGGCGAGCTCGAAGGTGCCTTCGAGCTTCTCCATCCCCATGTCGAGATCCACGGGGGCGTCCATGCCGCCGCCGCGAAACTCTTCCATCTGGACGGTGAGGGTCGGCAGGGTGAGGGTCTGGATGACGCCGGCCAGGCCGCGACCATCCACCTGCAGGGTGAAGTTCTTAAGAACGCGAGGGATTTGGGCCATGGTTTAGATCCTCGGTGTGAGAGTGGACGGTCAGCGGAACAGGTCCACCACGTAGCTGTTGACCAGGTGGCTTCTGAAGGTCACGCGCTCAGCGGGGAAGCAAGGCGTGAACTCGAAGTCGAAGAACACCTGGCCGCTGGCGATGCTGGTGGGGGTGTTCAGGTCGGGGTCCACCCAGACATCACCGCCGAGGATCGCGCCGCGTGCGACGAGCGAGCGCAGGTAGTCGCGCACCGACTCCTGCACCTCCTCCAGGTAGGTGGCGGTGATGCAGCGATCGACGGCCCAGAGGTGGCCGCGCAGGATCGATTCGTTCACCATGTCCGCAGTGCGGCGGACGGAGAGGAAGGCGTACTTCGGATCGGTCGCCAGGGTGCGGTTGCCCCAGAGGCGGAAGCCCTGCTCGCGGATGATCGTGGCGATCTTCGCCTCGTTGAGCAGGTTGGCCCTGGAGGTAACGTCGCCGAGGGTGAAGTCGATGGCGCGGGCGGTGCCCTCGATGCCGGCGATCTCGTTGTTCGAGGGGCTCCACCAGAAGCCGCGCTCGTTGTCGACCTTGTTAATCAGGCCAGCGACAGCAGACGAAGCGGGAATGCTGGCCCCGTCGCTGAGCACCCAGGGATCGACCACGTAGATGCGGTCGCTGCCGAAGTCATCAGCCATCTGGATGGCTGCAGCGTCGGTGGTGTTGGGACCGTCGGCAATGATCACCGCGCGCAGGCGGTTGGCGATGCCGAGCATCTCAGCCAGCACTTCCGAGCGGACGGTGCCACGGGTGACGGCGCCGGCCACCGCCTGCACACCGCCGGCCGGGGGCGCAGCGATCGTGACGGTGGGGTTGGTGGTGTAGCCCTTGCCCGGGTTGGTGATAGTGAAGCTCATCACCTTGCCAGCGTTGGCGCCGGTGCCGAGCACCGCCACCGCAGTGGCGCCGGATCCGCCGCCGCCGCTAATGGTCACAGCCGGGGCGGTGGTGTAGCCGCTGCCCTGGGTCTGGACGGCGATCGAGAGGATGCCGTTGCTGGTGCGCTGATGGGTGAAGCCAGGGGCCACCAGGATGCGGGGGCTGAAGCCGACTTCGTTCTCAGCAGCGAGGAATGCGTGGACGCCTTCATAGGCGCCGGTGGTGTTGTTGATGCCGCCGCGCACGTTGTTGAGCGTGGCCGCCTCGTCGGCGCCTTCTTGGACGCGGACCACCACGACGACAGCGCCGGCCTGGTCGTAGATCAGGTCGAGCGCCGACTGCAGGGTGCCGGCTTCGCCGAGGCCAGCCATCTCGCTGCGACGAGCGACGAGCACCGGGGTGTTGAGGGGGAACTTGGCGGCGTCTGCATCAGGTGCAGTGCCGATGAGGCCGATCACCGAGGATCGAACGGTCTGGATTGGCCGGGCCCCAGTGTCGATCTGGAGGACCTCTACGCCGTGGAGAAAGGTCGTTGTCATGGGTAGGAGAGTCCTCCTGTCAGGTTGAGTCTAGCGGCCCTGACCGCGCAGCTTTTTCCGGCCGCGGCGGCGTGGGCGGGATCTTTGGCCCTGGCCCTGTGAGGTTGTTTTAGGCGGGCCGGGTTGGTGGTCGATGCGGGCGGCGCCCTGCTTGCTACGAACTGCCATCACTCCCAAGAGATGTTGACTGCACCAGCATCGAACACATCAGTGCCATTGGCAGTAACGATCCGGAGGTAGTTGAGAACGCCGGTGAGTTCGACGAAGCCACCAGAGACGATCGAGC